TTGTTTTTTTGTATTTGAACCAAATTCAGCACCGCCCCATAATTGTTGCGTCGTGCCGCCACCACTTAGTTTTTGACTAGCAAAACCAAATGACATTTCACCAACTTTAGAAGATTTGGAAACACGCGAGCCAGCCGCCACACGGTCGTCCAATAAATTGCGTGTGCGCCCGGCGGCGTCAATAATCTTGCCCTGAACGTAGGTTGCCAATTCATTGCTGATTTTTTTTGCCTGGTCAATTCCTTCAGCGTCCATTGCTTTAAATGAACGTTTAATGGCGTTAAGTTCCGCTTTGTCATAAGCGATTGCGTCACTTGCCATTTTTTTGCCTCTCTAAAATTTCAATGACTGTCAAAATGTCTTCGGCACTTTCAAATTCGCTGGGCGGTAGCCCCGTTGCCAGGGCTACTTCCCAAACGATTCTGCTTAGGCTTCCGACTGGGTGGCTTTTGGGTTTGCCTCACCGACGATCACTTCAGAAATGGTTTCAGTCCAAATTTCAATTGGCTTGATTGGCTTACCAGCTGCTTCACGCTTCATAGCGTGATAAGCAAGAAAAACCAAATCGCTAATTCCGATTTTGTCCTGGGCATTTGAAATGGTGTTGCCTGTGTGCTTTTCCCACTTTACCCACTCAGGCGGTGCGGCAACGTATGTTGCCTGCACGCCGTCGTTATATTCAATTGTTATTGGTAACTTCATTTTGTCTCCCGATTGTTAGATTTTAACTGAATGTTTCAGTTGGTGTTCCCACCACAATGAATGATAGTTCAACAACCTGTGCGTCGGGTGCTGCGCCACCCACGCTTGGAAATACTGGCATGACGTTGAACGCAAAAACCGCGCCTGTCACGGCAGTCAGTGAAACTGCCAAAACTGTGTTTGGTGCAGTCTCGCATGCAGTCCATAGGGCTTCACACAATGATGACGCTGCGCCCCAATCTGCAAGCATTGAAACGTCGAAAGTCCACTGATCGTCAATATGCTTATAAGCCTTGCCGTCTAATGTTTGATAAGTTTCGACGGTTGGTGAATTCGCGAGTGTTGCGCTGGTCGCCTGCGCGTCGTAGTTAACGGTTGCAATGGTCACGACTAAATCGCGACCAGTTATGATTGTCGTTGGCATTTTGTCCCCTATGTTGTTTGTGTGTAGTACGTCGAAACGTTTATGTCAGCAACCAGCATTGGACTTTGGCCTACTTCCAACACTGTTGGCTTATCAACAACGCCAACAACGTATCCTGCGGGCATTGCCGCAAGAATTCCGATTACTAGTTTTTCTAGGTTGTCTAGTGAACCTGCGTTGCTATTTGAAGCAACAATGGCAGAAATAGCAAAATTAAGTTTTACTTGTGTCTTTGATTTGCCGATCAACACAACTTCCATGTAGGGCGAACCAGGCAAAATTGCAATGGCTGGTGGCAATGGTGTTTCGGGAACGCTTGAATAACTGGTTGCCGCTAGTCCACTGAACGCGGTTGCTAGGGCTGCGCGGGTTTCGGCAACTGAATTGGCTGGCATTATTGGCAAACCGTTTCAACGTCAAGGTAAGGCATAAGCAAGGTTGACACGCGATTAGTCAAACTGCGTCCCATTCTGTAAGGCGTGCTGGCAAAATCTACGCCTTGAATTTCTCCACCAGCGGCAATTCGTGATTGAAAAACTTCAGTGCAAACCGCAAGAATCGCTGACTCAATTGCTGGTGTGCTGGCATAAATATCGGCTGCAGAATAGCCCGAAAGTGTTGCTGAACCCATTGGGATAATTTCGCGCAATGTAACATTGGCATTTGTGATCGCGGCGGTAAATCGGTATTCCTCAGCGGCAACAACTGTGACGGTTGCTGAAAACGGTGCTGGCAAACCTGCCACAATTACTGACTGACCAGCAACAAAATGATGAGCGCGTTGGGTGTAATACGTCGCGACGTTTGATTCTAATTTGTAAGCGTTGACGGCTGAAGTGTTTGCAACCAGCATTGGCAAAATTACGGCTTCACTAGTGTTGATTATTTCGTCCAAATAACTGTCACTGTATAAGGAAACGGACACGCCAAGCACCGTGCGCAATTGGCTTGCAGTAACAATGACTGGCATGTCCGTTCCTTTCAACTACTGCGGTGTGTTCGGGAGTGACCACACCGCATGACTAGATTTGCTTATTAAGCAGTTTTGTTCACACCAAATGCGCCGCCTGCGATCTTTGTGGCGACTGCACCGAATGAATAAACACCAACAGTGATTGAACCGTCAGCGGTTGATTCTGCACGCAACTGGTATGAAGTTCCCTCATACCATGTGTATGCGTCAGGATTGATGACCAGGATTGAATCATCTGTGTCTGTTGTTGCCGCAGTGTTTGCAGTCACATAAAGATCAAGCCCTGCAATGTTTCCACGCAATGATGTAGGTGTTACTACGCCACCAGCGTTTGACGGTTGTGAAGCGTTGTAAATTGGACGTCCCGCGTCATTGAGTGACATTGCGTTTGACCACTGTGATGTGTTCATGAGAATGTTGCGCGCAAATGGATTTGCAAGACCAGCAGTTGCACCGTAAACGCTTGCTGCACCGCGTGCAACAAAACCTAACAATTCAGCTGCTGTTGGGTATGTTGTGATTGTTGTTGCGTCAGCAGTTGCACCAGCAACAAGGCGATCATTGACATAGCGATCTTGCGCCTTAGCCATAGCCGCGATCATATTTCTGAGCAATTCATCATAAAATAATGGGCTAGTCCTGGTCAATAATTCTACGGAAAATTTTTGTTGTCCCGCGAATTTTTTAACGTCCACGCTTAAAAACGCAGAATTTTGATCTGTGTTTGAAAATTCGGCGTCTTCATCTACAACTGCAACTGTTGGCGCAACTGTAATCTTTGGAATTTCAAAAGTCATTCCAGCGTCAGGCAATGCACCGCGAGAAATCGCGTCAATGCTTGGACGCACTGTTGTTGATAGTCCGTTGATAACTTCAGCCAATTGGCGTGTAGGTACAAGACCTGCATTGTCTGTGGTGTTATCGGCGGCTAAAACGTACTGACGCGCTGACTCATCACCAGTTGCAGCGAGAACCTTATTTTCAAGATACTTTGCAGCGGTGATTTCAATGCGTGGTGTTGATTTCCAACCACCAACTGCATTTGCAGTTGCGGTGATTGACTGGGCGGCTTCAACCGTTTCGGCGGTTGCAGCGTCTTTGACGGTGTCTTCCACTTCGTCTTCTCCTTCTGTTGGTTGTGGTGCTTCAGGTTCGATTGTCGAATCTGAAATTTCTTCTTCTGTTGCTGCGACTGACTCAACGCGCGCTGATCTAATTGCAGGTTCTGACGTCAATGCAACGGCAGTCAATTCACCCTTTAAAATTCGCACTGTTCCGTCTTTCAATGTTTCGTATTCGTCAAATGCAACTTCAACACTGAATCCGTCGCGCAAACCTTCAGCGGCTTCAACCAACGCGTCATTGCCTGCAGTTGTTGCAGCGATTTTGAATGTAGCCGTCATGTTTTGGTCATTGCTTTCAATGCTTAATGTTTTCCCAATTCTGCGTGAACGGTCATGCTCTAGGTTAAGCAAAACTGGTGTTGGCTCAATCGAACCTTTTGCAAATTGGACTTTACCAATTGAAGCGTTGCCAGTTTCCTCAAATGTCACTATCGTCCCCGTGATTGTGCGACTGTCTGAATCGGCAGCGGTGATTTGAAACGGTGTGGTCACTTTTTTCATAGCAGCATGTCTTCTTCCTCGCGTATTTCATCAATTGACATTGCGCCAATTCGATTTAAGATTTCATAAACTTGCGCGCGTTCGTAAGGATTGCCACGCAAGAAATCGTCTAGATCAAATGAAACTTTATTGCCTGCTGGTGTGAAATCAGCAAATGACAAACGCTGTTCAATTATGGACATGTAATTTCTAAACGCAAAATCAACAAGGTCACGGCGTTTGTCCAACGCGTTTGAATAAGTAAAACTGGATTGCTGCGAATCAGTAAAGTACGCTGGCAAACCTGCGGCGCGACTTAATTCCAGTGCAACATAATTGCGCGCTTCATTCAATTGCAAATTCTTTGGGTCATAACCAATTGTCTCTAAGGTTACGTCAGCATTGAGAAATGCCGTTGATTTGTTTGCGCGCGCAGTACGCCATGACGTCAGCAACTTTGAAATTCTGTCGGCTGGCAATGATGTGCCATTTGATTTTAAAACCATTTGTGGAATTGGTTCATTAGCAAAATTCATTGCAGCACGTTCAAGCGCGGCTGCAGCCTTTACGGTGCGACCCGCACGGCTCAACAAACCTTCTTGCATGCCCTGGAAAACAACCAGGTTTGCAGGGTCAACGTATGAACCGTCAATTGCGTATGAAGCAATTTCATAACCCATTCCGTTTGTTGTAATTGTTACGCGCTCAGGTGCAATTCTTTCCATTGCGCGAATTTTTCCTGTATCGGCGTACCTATCCATAACAAATGCGTACGCATTGGGAAAGAAAAATAGATCAGAAATAATCCACGCCCAAAATGCTGACCCTGGGATTCGTGGGTCAGGTTGGTTGATTACGCGCGGTTGTGTAACTTTTTCGCCTGTTGCTTCATTGCGTGTGTGCATTGGCAGTGACGCGATTGTTTGAATGATTTGCAGCGCGCGCGCAATTGTCGGCACGCTCATTGCTTCAGCCCTTGACGCCGTGACTATCCCACCGAATAAGAATAGATTTCCTATTTCGCTGTAATAAGGCGCAATTGCGGCTGCGTCCACTTGTGCGGCTTCGACTGTGACGGCAGGCGTCGCCTTGCGAATAAATAAATCAGAAAATGCCATGCCTGAATTGTGTCAGGCTTATACGATCAACCCACCATGATGTCAAGATCATTCTCCGGGCGTGTCGCAAAATGTGTCACTAGGGCAGTTGCCACCGCGCCACAAACCACCGCCTGACTTGCACGCCGTCCAATAACCCAACCGCCGTCACCGCGACGCAATTGCACGGCAGACAACATTTCTTCAGTCAATTGGGATTGTCCACGGTGTTTCAATCGCCCTGAATTGATTGCGCTTAACATTTCGTCGCATGCCTGGGGATAAGCCGTGTCCATGTCGAAAACTGGAATTCCTGCGGGCGCAAGCCTTGCGGCAACTGCACCACTTGTCTTTCGGCTATACAAAACGTATTCGGTCGGGTATCTGCGCGCATAATCTGCCAGGTCATTGGCAATTGCCTTATCGTCTAACTGCAATTCATTTGCCCAGGTGTGCAGCAATTTGACCACAAACTTTTCGTCACCCAATTTTTGCGCCCCAACCAAACTAGCGTGTTTTCTGTCCGGCGATAGATCAACGGCCAACCAGGTCAATTTGTCCGGGTCAAGGTCAACGGTCTTGTCCACACAATTGCCCCAACTGGCAGCGTCCACGGCTGATGAAATCGCCACAACCCAGCGGCACAACACTTCAGTCATTACCACGTCAGCCGGGTCATTCAAAACTGACTTGATATTGTCAGGGTGAATTGTGATTCCCATTGCTGGGTTTGCGTGCCGCGCGTTTTCCACGCTGATTTCGTCAGTTGGTGCTGACCATTCAAAGTAGCCAATTTCGTCATCTGCCCCGGCAATACGCGCCAACGCCCTATTTCTGAAATCATTAAGCACAACGCTTGAATGGTCTCCGGCATTGGTATAGGCCATGACTAAAGGGTTTGAAGCGGCCATAAGGGTGTAGCGCAATGAGGCAAACGATTCAATGTCGGTCATTTCGCGCAATTCGTCCAAGTGAATGGTTGACGGGCGTGAAACACCACGGGCAGCCGACCCGCCTGCACGCACAATAAACCGCGTGCCTTTTATGGTTTCGATTTCCTCACCACCATGCTGCCAACGGATTTTCTTGACCTGTTTTGCCAGTGAGTCATTGCCTTCAATGATTTGAACCATTGATCTGAACTGTTCCAGTGATGTGGACAAGCGGTGAGCCGACCCGATCTGCAATGGCTCGTCCCATAGGAATAAACCACCCAGGATTCTGATTTGCTGTAAAAATGATTTGCCATTCTGACGGGCTACCACAATGCAGTTAATAGGCGACGCCCAGCGTCCGTCAGCCTTGATTTTGTGAGTATGTTCAAGCGCAAATTTCTGCCAGGGCATTAAATCAATGCCAATTTGGGTTGCTAAATCAATCAATTCAAACCCCCGTGAAGGTAGATCGTTCAGCGGTGTGTGGATTCTAGGCGTGAAAATGCCCATTAAAACGGGCGTGTCACCAGCCGAAAGACCAGCCGTTTCAAGGTCATTCAATATCGTCTCAGTCATGTTCGTGGCTTACAGAGGCGTTTGGAGGCTTATTTGAGCCCTTTGAATCGGTTTGGGGGGAAACAAATCCT